GGTGCAACGGACATGGACACCTGCTATCGTGTGACGCATGTAATGAGAAAGACAAAGAACGAAATTCTTAAACTTCAAAACGCTGGGTTTTATCTTGACATTGAGTTGCCAGAAGCCAGTAAAGAAAGAAACGACATCAAGCAAGCCAAGGACAAAGAGACGGGCTTTAGTGACTTAAATGACGACCGCTATACATTGTATGAGTGCCACGTTGATTTGGATTTAGAAGGCTATAAAGACGAAGACGAAGACGGCGAAGAGACCGGAATAGGTTTGCCATACGTAGTAACCCTAATCAAAGGAAGCAATGAAATCTTATCTATTAGGCGGAACTGGGAAGAGGACGATGACCTCAAACTCAAGCGACAACACTTTGTCCACTACCAATACATCCCCGGCTTTGGAGCCTATGGCTTTGGCCTCTTCCACCTCATTGGAGGATTTGCCAAATCCGCTACAAGCATTATGCGACAACTGGTGGACGCGGGAACTCTATCCAATTTACCGGGAGGACTTAAGTCCAGAGGACTTCGCATCAAGGGTGATGACACGCCAATTGCACCGGGAGAATTCAGAGATGTAGACGTTGCATCTGGCAACATCAGAGACTCAATCTTACCGCTACCTTACAAAGAACCCAGTAGCGTTTTGTTTAATTTGATGAACCAGATCGTTGACGAAGGTAGAAGATTTGCGGCAACTGCGGACATGAACGTGTCTGATATGTCAGCCCAAGCGCCTGTAGGCACAACGCTTGCCCTCCTTGAACGCCAGCTTAAAGTATTGACCGCAGTCCAAGCGCGTGTGCATTTTGCACTCAAGCAAGAGTTAAAGCTCATCAAGAACTTGATTCGGGATTACACGGATACTTCCTACACGTATGAGCCTGAGTACGGTTCAAAGAAAGCCAAAAAGGAAGACTACGACTTGGTTGACGTGATTCCTGTAAGCGATCCCAACGCCGCAACGATGAGTCAACGCGTGGTGCAGTATCAGGCCGTGATCCAGATGGCGCAGATGGCACCTCAAATTTATGACTTGCCGCAGTTGCACAGATCCATGTTGGATGTGTTGGGTATTAAAAATGCTGAGAAGCTTGTGCCCTTGCCTGATGACCAGAAACCAACGGATCCAATCAGTGAAAACCAAGCTGTACTCAAGGGTAAACCCTTAAAAGCTTTTATGTATCAAGACCACCAAGCGCATATCAGCGTGCACATGTCCTTGATACAAAATCCCATGATTATGCAAATTGTTGGGCAAAACCCAATGGCGCAACAGATGATGGCCTCTATGCAAGCGCACATGGCAGAACATGCTGGGTATATGTACAGGCAGAAAGTAGAACAACAGTTGGGTATGCCCATGCCTCCCGAAGACGAAAAGCTCCCTCCACAGTTGGAGTTGGCTTTGTCTACAATGATGGCACAAGCGGCCAACCAAGTCCTTCAACAAGACCAAGCTCAGGCTGCACAGATGCAAGCCCAACAGGCCGCACAAGACCCCGTGCTTCAGATGCAACAGCAAGAGTTGGCCCTACGCCAAGCTGAAGTGCAGATCAAAGCCAAGAAACAACAGGCAGATGAAGACATGGCTACTGTTAAGTTAGGGCTTGAAAAAGAAAAAATGGGCGGCCAATTAAAACTTGAAGCTATGAAAGTTGGTGCGCAAATTCAAAGTGATAAAGCCAAAATTGCAACACAAGAACAGCAAGCGGGATTAAAAGCGGGTATAGATATGGCTAAAAGCAAAGAGCAAGCAGACTTGCAAAGAAGGCAAGCCGTTATGCAAAACACTAAAAAGGAAATTTAATTGATCCAAGACTTCGCACGCGTATTGCGCGAACAAATACGCACCGACATGAACAACTATTGCGATGATATCGCTGGTGGTCAGTGTCGCACTTTCGATGAATATCAAAAACTCTGTGGTGTTATTTCGGGTCTAGCCATTGCAGAGCGTTATATCCTTGACCTGCTTGAGAAAGTTGAAAAAGCCAATGAGTGATTTAATACTTCCACCGGGCGTGAGCCTGCCTGAACAGATTCAACCAATAGATATGCCTGATGAAGACATACCGATGGAAGATAGAGCGACAGCTTTGCCTGTTCCAACAGGGTACAAAATACTCTGCGTTGTGCCTGACATATCTAACAGGTTAGATGGCACAGAGTTAGATTTAGTGCGTCCTTTGGACTATGCCAAACAAGAACAGATGGGTACAACCACTTTGTTTGTAATGGCGCTAGGCCCAGATGCATACAAAGACACAGCTAAATTTCCTAGTGGGCCTTGGTGCAAACAGGGAGATTTCGTGGTGGTACGTACCTACACAGGTACGCGATTGAAGATATTTGGCAAGGAATTCAGAGTAATCAATGATGACCAAGTTGAATGTGTTGTGCAAGACCCTCGTGGGATAACCCGCGCTTAAAGGAAAATTATGGAAGATAAATTCAAGTTTCCCGATGAGATTGAAGACAAAAAAGTTGAAATCGAAATCGAAGGCAATGAAGTTGACATTGAAATTGTTGACGATACCCCTGAACGTGATCGTGGTCGCCAACCCCTAAATAGGGAAGTTGAAGACCCAAGCGATGACGAACTTGACAGTTACTCAGACGGTGTTAAGAAACGAATCAAAGAGTTGACACACGCTAGACACGATGAACGCCGTAGGGCAGACTCGGTAGAACGTGAGCGACAAGAACTTGAGCGTCTTGCACAACAACTAATAGATGAGAATAAAAGTCTCAAAAAGAGCGTTAACGTGGGTCAGGAAGCGTTTGTCCATTCTGCCAAAGAGAAAGCAGAGGCAGACCTTGCGATGGCTCGCAAACAGTATAAAGAGGCACAGGAGGCGTTTGACACTGACGCTATCATTGCTGCGCAAGAAGCATTGACTGATGCTAAAATGCAACTAGAGACTGTAAAAAATTATCGTGTTCCCCCTTTACAAGAGGAAAGGAATGAGGTACAAACGCAGTATACCCAACCTCAAAAGGTACAACCAGACGAAAAGTCACTGCGCTGGCAGGCAAAAAACCAGTGGTTTGGTGCATCGGGGTTTGAGGAAGTTACCAGCTACGCACTAGGGCTGCATCAAAAACTAGTCAACGGGGGCATAGACCCACGCAATGATGAATATTTCGAGCAAATTGATGCTCGCATAAAGTCGAAGTTCCCTGAAGTATTCGGTGGTTCTGATGACAGAAGATCTGCGGAAGCCAATAGAAGGCCCTCAACAGTTGTTGCGCCTGCCGGACGTTCTACATCCGCAGGAAAAGTCAAACTAACTACTACGCAAGTTGCGTTGGCAAAGAAGTTTGGATTAACCCCGCAGCAATATGCTGCACAAGTAGCTAAATTGGAGGCTCAAAATGGCTGATAACAGACAAAATCGTGATACCGCTTCACGCGACAAAAACGCTCGTTACGTGTATACACCATCGAGCACACTGCCCGATCCGACACCGGAACCCGGATATGTTTACCGCTGGATAGCGACACATATCATGGGACAAGCCGATCCAACCAACGTGTCTCGTAAGATGCGCGATGGCTGGGTGCCAGTGAAGGCAGTAGACCATCCAGAACTTATGCTTGAGGCAAGTGAGAAGACAGGTAATGTGGAGATTGGTGGGTTGATGCTTTGCAAACAACCTGCTGAACAAGCCAAAGCCCGTGATGATTACTTCAACAAACAAGCACAAGATCAGATGGAGTCAGTTGACAATCACTTTATGCGAAACAATGATCCAAGGATGCCGCTGTTCTCCGACCGCAAGTCGACAGTCAGTCGCGGAGCTGGGTTTGGTTCTGGTTCTAAATAAATTAAGGAGTCCTTAAATGGCTTATCCCGTTGTTGCAGCCCCTTACGGGCTAAAACCAGTCAATTTGATTGGTGGACAGGTGTTTTCGGGTTCTACCCGTCAATTACCTATTCAGTACGGCTACGCTACTAATATTTTCTATGGCGACATGGTTAATATTATTCGTGGCTCAATTGTTAAAAACACATCTACCACAGACTCAAGTGCTGCTGGTTTGACTGGTGTTTTCTTGGGTTGTTCTTTTACAAACCCATTAACAAAACAGAAGCAGTTTTCTCAATACTGGCCCGCAAGCACCTTAGCTGGTGATGCAATGGCTGTTATTTGTGATGATCCTGATACTGTTTTCAAGGTAGTTATTTGTTCAGCAACTACTGTGATCGCTTCTGGAAGCATTGCTGTTGTGGGTCAAAACTTAGGTTTGATTCAAAACGCTGGTAATGTCAACACAGGTGATTCAGCCGTAGCAGCTTTGTATTCTTCAACTTTAACAACTAGCGGTTTTGGCTTGCGTGTTGTTGACGTTGTTCGTGATACACAAGTAGCGTTGGGTACAGCGGTTTGGTCTTCAACGTCCACAGCCACCTTAACCTTGACTTCATCTAGTGCTGCCGCACTGCCCCTAGGAACTGATGTTGCTTCAATTGCCGCTAACGGTCAATTGATTGGCTCTGGTTCTTTTGTCGCAACTGCCGCTGCCGCTGGTGCTACCACCGTTGTGCTTAATACTGCGCCTCAAACAGCGTTTACGACAGCCGCAACACTTGTTTTCACCCAGTACCCCGAAGTGCTTGTCAAAATTAATTTTGGCTCACATCAGTACTACACAGCAACTGCTGTATAAGGAGCTTAAATCATGGCTATTTCCCGCGCACAACTATTGAAAGAGCTGCTCCCCGGCTTGAACGCATTGTTCGGTTTAGAGTATGCACGTTACGGCGAAGAGCATAAAGAGTTTTACGAAACAGAGAAATCTGAGCGTAGCTTTGAAGAAGAGACCAAGCTTGCTGGTTTCTCCGCTGCTCCAGTCAAGAACGAGGGTTCAGCAATCCAGTACGATAATGCACAAGAGGCATTTACCGCACGCTACAACCACGAGACTATCGCTTTAGGCTTCTCCATCACTGAAGAAGCTGTGGAAGATAACTTGTATGACTCATTGTCTGCACGTTATACCAAAGCTTTGGCCCGTGCTATGGCGTACACCAAGCAAGTTAAAGCTGCTTCTGTTGTCAACAACGGATTCAGTAATGCTTACCCCGGTGGTGATGGTGTTGCTTTGTTCTCTACTGCGCACCCATTGGTGAACGGTTCGACAAATAGCAATACTGCATCTACTGGCGTTGATTTGAACGAGACTTCTTTGGAAGCCGCCGTTATTCAAATCGCTGCTTGGACGGACGAGCGCGGTCTTTTGATTGCCGCTAAACCCCGTAAGTTGATTGTTCCCCCAGCTTTAATGTTCGTTGCAAAACGTCTGTTAGATACCGAACTCCGCGTCGGCACTACTGACAATGACATCAACGCCATTAAACAAATGGGTGCAATCCCTGAAGGCTACACAGTTAATCACTTCTTGACCGATAGCAACGGTTGGTATTTGACAACTGACGTACCTAACGGCTTGAAGCACTTTGAGCGTATGGCTCTTGTCAATTCAATGGACGGCGACTTCGATACTGGTAACGTACGTTACAAGGCTCGTGAGCGTTATTCCTTTGGTTGGTCTGACCCATTGGGAATCTGGGGTTCACCCGGTTCGTCCTGATA